ATACACGTGATTAAATCATCTACAATACAAGGATCGACGATGGCGCCTTTATCTTGTAATTGGTATATTACTTTTTCTAATACTGAATGTGAATGCATTGTTGCTTGTGTCATAACCTTAATTTTACCCTGTAAATATACGAACCATATCCCACGTATCCAAATTTATTCGTGAACAGCGTGTTCATGCCTTATCAAAAATACATTTGGCTTTGTCACATGCCCATTTTTAATATACTCAGGTTGAACATAATTCAATAATATAAAGATGTTCACGTGTGGCAATTGTGGATAATGCAATTCGACGTATATATTTTAAGGTTTATCGAAAAGGCTTGGCTTGCAATGTAAATGGGTTAACACCCACCCTTGGTTAGACCACTCACCCCATAGGTTAAGGTCATACACTATATATAGAACAGTACACCATTTGGTTACATCACTACCCGTTGGTTAGGCTTGTACCCTAGTTGGACACACTTGGTTAACTACCTAACCATGGCCACACCAAATTTAAGATACCTACCCAAATCAATATAGTAATGGCACCTATGGTTATCCAAGTAACCGATTTTAATTTATTACGTTTAGCCATTACGTTTTTGTTTCATATAATCCATTCGCGAATTACCTTGTTTACTACGTCTTTTACGTTGTTGCTTTAATGTACCCACCCACTCCATCGTTTGCGTGTACAATTGTTTGTTACTGTTTCTACTCATGTTATTTATTGTTTAATTATTTACTTACCCCGTCCAGATTTCTTAACACCAATATTCTTATTGTGTACTTGTTTACCCTTACCGGTTACTTTCTTACCCCGTTTATCCGTTTTATTATCGTTCTTATTACTAAAAAATTTACTACTCATAATTTGCGTTGTTTCATTTATATACTTTTGTTTATCCTCAGCATTATCAAATTCATCCAAATGTTTATCAAAATGCCACCTATAATCCCATCCCGATTCAATTAATTCCCCACATCGACTACATACAACCATCTTTTAAAATACGTCATCCCAGAATATATCTACATCGTCTGGATTACCGTAATATTTCTTCCATAATCGTTCATCCTCCTCTATACATCGCTCACACACTGTTTTAAGGCTAACCGTAGCTAACATCTCATCATACACTAGCAATTCGGCCTCCAAATCACTATCCATATTTACCTTACTCCAATCCGAGTTATCACCCCATATTCGTTTACGTCCCATTTTATCAATTTTCTCCTCCATGTGCTCCAAAATAGGTGTTTGAGGCAACTGCATTTGCTCCATTGGGGTTAAGGCTCCACACCATACACAATGATTTATGTCTTTATCTCCTTTATTAGTGGACCCCATTTTAATTGATTTATTATTCGATTACTGACCGTTAGCCATTGTTTATCTTTTATTGCAAATTTAAACTGGACAATTTGCCAATCCCTATCTTCACCTATACACTCGTATACCTTATTCTTAAACCTGAATTGGTATTCGTTTAACGTCTTACTATCTCCCATAGTGCCGTTATTGTACCTTCCTTATCACGAGTATATTTGTCCATTGTTCTATCCAAATTAGATGTCTCAATTTTAAAATTATATGGTGATCTAACCTCATCTAGAGGTGTAATTTGTATTGTGTACCATTTTAATTTACTCATAATTGTATATACGTATTAAATTGTTGGTGTGTGTAGTAAAGAGCTTTGATTTATTTTTTTAACCAAATATAATTATGTATCCTAATGTTAGAATCATTCCTATAATTCCTATAGCTCCTATTTTATAATTACCTTCCATTTGCCTTTTTGACCTACCTTGATTAAGTATTTCCTTGCCTTCGTTGTACCAATGATTATTCATAATTTGCTTCTTTTACCTCGTTTTGTTTTATGTTCGTTTATTACTGTTTTGCCCTCTCGTTTAGCAGCCATTTCGGCAGCAACTTGTCTATAGATTGGTGATTCCATTTCACAACCCCAATATGCTCGTTTTTTTCTCATAACTAATCTTCTACCGCCCCACTTTCTTTAGGTGTTGATATAAAATCATCTACACCTTGTTCTAAGAATTCATCATCATCATCCATCCATCTCCACTCTTTTCCACTATTAATCATAATTGTTTTTATTTTAAATTGGTAAATTTAATCCTATGTAAATATACAAACTGGTTATGGATAAGACAAATAACCAATATAGCATTTTTTTAGGTGTTACATATGGTTTACTTGTTGCCCATGCCCATCTACTTTCACCCTTTATTTTGCCTCGTTTATGCCAATCTTGTTTTTCAATCCATCCTTCGGCAAACCATTTAAGCCATATTATTAATAATATTATTACTATTCCAAATATCCAACTTATCATAGGCATTGTTTACGATAAAGGTAAATATCATCAATTAAGTAATCACAATACTTTAATGCTAAATCACCCCCATCTGGGTTTCTAATTATTAATTCTTTGATTTCGTTTACTCGTTGTATTATATCTTCTCCGCTCATAATGACATTATATAATCTACTAACTTTCTTTTAGGGCTCCAACCTAATATTTCATAAGCATCTTTATTTACTAATACTGATTTGCGTACGTTGCCTTTTTGGTCATTAACCCAATCAAATTCGGTTCCATATTTTTCATGAAACATAGTTGCTAAATCATTTATATTAGTTGTTCTACCTGTTCCTAATTCCCAAGCATCATCATGACTTGAAATCCCATCTCCAATAGCAACTAGTCCTTCAACAATGTCTTGTACATGGATAAAATCACGCTCTTGATTCCCATCACCTACAATTTGACATCTCAAATTATTTTTAATATTATATCTCCAAATACCAATTACATTGCCCTCTGTTGGGTGTAGATATTCATTAAAACCATATACATTATAGAATCTGGCGATTTCTATATCCATGTCAAAACATTTCTTATACATTTTGCAAAGTGTTTCACCCATATATTTTGTAGTGGCATAAGGTGAAGATGAGTGGTCAAAATGTCTGGAAGCTGAGCCTGCATATACTACTTTGCAATTAAGTTTTTTAGCATATTCTAATACTGCTAAAGTACCCATTACATTATCTTCTGTGCTTGCTTTTGGATCATCAAACGATGGTTGAACCCTAGATTGGGCTGCTAAATGGTAAATCACATCAGGTTTCCAGGCTAATTTATTTATATTTTTTATATCTAAATTAAGCATGTACTCATTCTCAATACGGGGGTTATTATCTATACCTTGTATTGATATTGTTTTATCTAATGCCAAGTAGTTCATTAAATTACTTCCTATAAATCCACCTGCTCCTGTTACTAATATACGTTTCATTAACTTATTATTTGTGGTTATTTTAATGTTTCACCTATTAATTTTTTAAATTTAGTTGTACTCCACCCGTGTGAACGAGATATCCAATGAATATGTATTCCTAGATCATCACCAGTAAATCGTTTATCTATATAATCATCTCCTAAGAATCTCACATCAGGATCAATACTCTTAATTAGGAACAAAAGTTCTGCTTCTGTATTATAGCTAAGTATAATGGGACATTCAAAAAAATTTTCGAGGATATCTCTACGCTCTTGAACTGAAAGTACTGGTTTTTTCTTTTCAGGCCTTTCAATTGTTGGATCATCGTGTAAAAGTATATAAACATCTTCACAATTATCTTTTATTTCTTTAAACATTTTAAGATAACCTGGATGGATTACGTCAAAATTACCTGCTATAATTCCTTTTTTCATATTTTATTTAAATAATTAATCTAATAAAATTTTATAAGCTTCAGGGTTAGCCTCTCTAAACCAAGTTAATGCCTTATTAAATTCACTTATACTTCTTTCACTCATAAATTTAGAAGATATTTCCATTACATATTGACTACCTACTATAAAATCATACATTGATAGCTCAATATTATTTAATGTATACTCCTCACCACTAAATGGGTTAGTAACGGTCTCACCTTCATCATAAACTTCACCATTAAACCAATCTGGGAGTTGAAATGTATCTGCCTTATTCATCCTCTTTTGCGTTAATTAAATCATTTATTGCATCTTCAAACCAATATGAATCCATATCATCAACGTATATTTGGAATATATCATCATCAATTACTTTATATCCTAATTCATCTGATAAATCATTATCGTAATAAAATACATTATCATTTATACACATTGGGGATTTACTATCATGTGAAATATATACTTCATATCCATCTGCTGTGGTTTCATTATAGACATACCAATCAAGACCTTGTTTCCAATCCTCAGTGAATTCAACATCATAATACTTTTTAATTTTTAATAATTTATTTTTCATATTATTTATTTAACAATTTCTACTTCAGTCCATGCTGCTAAATGTACTACTTCATTATTACTATTAGTACAATAACTATACATTCCATCTACATGGCTAAAATTTAACACTTCTTGCTCTTCAATATTTTGAGCAGCGGGAGGTATTTTAATATCCCCTAATACTTTAATTTTACTATTTCTAGGTACATCGTATAACTTCATATTATTTAGCTTTTTGATTATTAAATCTATCACATAAATCTTTTGTTGTTTCATGTTGAGCATCATATTTTTTATGAAATCTTTCTTTTTCCATTTCATCACTATAACCTAAAGTAAATTCAACTGAACTACCTGATTCAAATTTAACTTTAACAGTTGGAAAACTATGATAAGATCTTCTATAATAATCAGAACTAATTTTAACCTCAGCTTTAGGATATAATTTCTGGTACTTAGCAACTATAATATCTAAAGCAATTTTTTGCTTATTATTATGTTCAAGCTCATTTATTTTACGCTCATTATGCTCATTAAATTTAGTAAGCAATGAACTTGGCTTATAATATCTATATTGTTGAGTAATATTAGTACACATTAATTTACCACCTTCTCTATCAACTGAAGCTTTATATTCTTTTATTTTACCCTCTTTAATGGTATTAACTTTAAGATAAACACCACCTACAGCATTCATGTAAGTAACTTCATGCTCATAATTTGTATTATTATATGAATAACCAAATGATGCTTCTTTAGTAACCTCGTAAACTTCAAAACTACTATCATAATCAACACCTTGAACAAATCCTGCTTCATCAAGTAATAACATTGTTCTATTAACATCATCTTGAGATTTAACAGCTCTTTCAGCCATTTTTTTAACAAAATCATTAACTTCTTCTTGTTGTTTAGTAGTTAATACTACTCCATGAAATAAATCTAATTGCATTGTTTCTGTATTTGACATAACCTTTATTGTTTTAATGTGATACTTAACTGCATCAACAGGGTAAATATACGAACCCTATCCCAGGTAGCCAAATTTATTGTTGGTTTTCTTTCAAATAGTTAAAATGAGGAATCCAATAATCTTTTATTATATTTTTCCAATCCCTAGAAGGTAATAAGTCATTATAAAGAGTATCAACATATTTTTCTATATTTTTAGGATCCTGGTTTAGTTCGTTTATTATTTTAATTGCTTGGTCTATAGTTTCAAATGTTTTGACATTATTATAATCTCTAATTATACCAACATTAGTAGAAATAAATGGTATTTTACAAGCTACTACTTCAGCAAAAGCAGTAGGTAATCCTTCCACGGTCGAAGTACAAATTACTGCATCTATATCTTCGTACATTTCAAACCCATGTTCTCTACCTTTTATAATCACTGGTTCTATATTTGTCTGTTTACAAATTTCTTTGAACATTTCAGGTCTTTTAATTAATTTCCAATCATCTTTGGGATTATCTCCTATAAATCCTATTTTTTTAATTGAATCTATAGTTTTAAAGGGGAAGAACTTTTTTGTATTAACACCAATAGGTAATAATACATTCTTTTCACCTTTATTCTTAATTTGATTTAAAATATAATTATTTATAGCTCCTATTGGGGTTTCAAACCAATCTTTATACCATCCATGATTAAAGTGGTTAGAACATATATCTAATTCTGTATGATATACAGGGATTAATTTACTTTTAAATTGGGGTCTATCTTCTTCGCTTAAGGGCCAACCTGAATCTGATACACTTGCTAAATGAGGATCTATTATTATAGCATCATAATTTTTCCAATATTTTTCATTATAAAACTTAGTATAATTTTCTAAAATGTTCCAATCTAAAACATCAAATATAATTTCTGGGGTATTTATCTCTAGAGTAGTTTTCATATCTCTAGTTATAACCCCCATTGCCCCCTTACTATAATCCCCAAAATATAGAATTTTTAAAGGGTTATCAATTCTTTTTTTTTTACTTCAGTATGATACCACCCATTAGTAGTGTATACATTTAAAATATCCCTAAAGAATTTTTCATATCTAGGAGCAATAGCTTCTAATGAAAATTTTTCACCATATTTTCTACAAGCATTATAATCAATTTCTCCATTGTTAATTTTTATAGCAGCTTGTAAATAATCATCAAATGTTCTACATCTGTATCCTGTAACCCCATTAATATTATTTTCAGTAAAAGCCCCCCAATCTGATGTTATTGTTGGGGTTCCACATAATAAATTTTCAATTTGTACCCCCCCAAATGGTTCTACATATTGAGAAGCTAAAAATGAGCCTTTAGCATTTTTCATTAATTCTTTTCTCTTTTCCACATCAGCATAACCAACAAATTCAACATGAGGAGGGAATTCTTTTTTAGCATATGGGCCTTCACTATCTATTTGTCCTGCTATTTTTAATTTATATCCTAAATGTTCAGTGACTTGCATTGCTATATTTACTCCTTTTCCATCATAAACCCTACCTAAAAATAAGAAATAATCTTCTTTTTTATCATTAAATTCAAATTCATCCAAATCAAAATAATTAGGTATAACAACATCATAGTTATTCTGTTTACATGTTCCTACAGCACTTAAACCACAATAAGCATGATATATTGCGTATGATTCAAATACTTTCCATTTAGCCCAATGACCCGCAGCATAACCAATTCCAGGTTCAACTGTGATTAAATCAGGGTGAGCATCACATATTGGTCTAACACCTCCACCCCAAAATGGTAATATAAAATCATTTTTTGATTTTCTCTTTTTTATTTCATCTATAGCATTTTTATAAAATGTTTGATATGCTTCATCTTGAGTGTTATAAGTAAAAAGTTTACTTTTATAGTCATGGGTGCCATATACTGTTTCCCATATCTTATTTGTAATAACAGTAACATTTTCAGCATATGGAGGGTTACTTTCTTCATGACCATAATGATACAAGGTATGTCCTCTCTCCCCCATCATTTTACAAAATTTCCAAACTTTTTGAGTATAGGCACATGCAACAAATTCTTTAGTTGTTTTTGTATGAGGTAAACCTAAAACGTGAAATGTTAATTTTTTATTATCCATATATAAAATATTTAATTTATTATTTTTGCTTCTTCTATTGTTTCACAAATTAAAAATTTGTCTTGTCTTTGTAATACATGATCCCCACCTTTTTCATGTACATACATCCCTAATACTTGTTTATTTATATTACCATTTTTATCAGCAAAATTATGCATTGGTATTATAGTAAGTATTTTATATGCTATGCCATTATTATAAACTATGTTAGGGTATAAAGTCATAATTAATATTTATTCCAATAACTAAAATCTACTTGAGGTAATAATTTTACGGTTTGAGTTACATCTGATCTAAATAATTCTCTTAAATATTCCTTTATTTCCTTATCCATATTTTTTATAGAATAATCAGGATTATGATCAATGTTTCTATTTGCTTTAAATTGTTTATCCTCATATGGGGGTTTATTTACACCTAAAAAATCATATATTTTATTTAATTCAAACACTGGATCATTTAAAAGATTTTCTTGTGTAGTTACAAATAGGTTATCACCAAATGCTGATTTATATTTTAGTAAATTTTTAGAGTAAAATGATCTGGTTATTACATAATTAGGTGATTTGTGTTTCCATCCCTCCATTACTATTTCTCTAAAAGTTTTATTTTTATAAAGATTATCATAATGCCAATTATTTCTATTCATATGAATAAAGTGGGAATAGGCTCTTTCAATAGGGTCTCTTAAACTTAAAATAATTTTAATATCTGGTAAATATCTTTGAATTCTACTTATAATATCCCCTGGGTACTCATCTAAAGTAAAATAACTAGGACTACATTCCCCTATTAATATAGGATTTGGGGTACAAGTTTCTGAATTATTAACATCAAAGAATCTTTTATATATATCAATCCCATGTTTATAATTTTTATCTTTAGAGAAAAAATCTAATTCTTTATGATTTAAGGCACCCATCCCCCCAATAAACATATTTGGGTTTATATCTGGATTGGAATTAAATGTTTCTTGTTTAGTATTAGCTTTAACTGTAAATCTATCTTTACCTTGAGCCAAAGCAATATTTAAAGAGGTAGTTCCCCCTTTCATTACTCCTATTATCAAAAAATTTGGTAAACTATAATTCATTTTGTGTAACTATTATCATGCCTGTATTATGTGGTGGAATATAATAATCAAATTTATAGGGGTCAAGTATTTCTTTAATTATATTTTCTTTCATATTACCAGACTTTCCTGTTATTATCTCCACATGCATATTTTTATCAAATGATGCTCCAATTAAAAATAATTCTGCTTTAGAAATTGCTTGGTCATGAGATAAACCATGTAAATCAATCTTATGTTGCATAATTTAGTTTATCTAATTGTTGCTGTAAACCTTGAATTGTTTTTTTAGTAGCAACAGTTGAACCTAATTTTTTTAATTCTAAAATTTGTTTACTTAGCTCAGTAGCTTTGATTTTTTTTTCTTCTTGTGTCATGATAATGAATTTATAAAATGTATCGTCCAGGCTATTAAACCATTTAATTGTAATACTACTAGATTCCATTGTCTTCTTATACTAACCTGAATTAACACACAGGTGAATCCCAACATATACAATACGGGATTAATTGTCCATTGTCCCGCAATAAGAAAACCTACACCCATATATCCAACTCTAGTGCCTAATCTTTCAAGGGGTGTTAAGCGTCTATCCCTAACCATCATTCGAAGAATATTACGCCACCATCTATACTCGCATTTGCGGCATGTTTTCTTCTTATTGTTTTTAAACATCCAATCGGATCTTTGCTCTTTACAAATGTTACACTTTTTCATTCTGTAGTAAAAAATAAATTGATCGGCCCATAGCACTCACACAAAATGCTCCTGCTATTCCTAATCTAAATTGTTTAATTGATTCTACTATTTCTAATAACCCATAATACCATAAACCTACTAATACTCCATCTCCTACCATCATAAATATTACAGTAGATAAAATAAATTCTTGAGGTAAGCGTTTAGATATTAACCAAAGTACAATTGTAAATATAGCTAATAAAATAATAAAACTGAAACCAATAATAAAACTCACTTTACATCCTCTTTTTTGTTCTTCATTCTACTAACTCTTTTATGTGGGTATCCATGCCTAGCATAGTAGTTTGGATAATTTTCTTCTCTATTTTTACGGGCATTATAAAATATATTCCATATTAAGAATCCTACGTAAACTGCAAATATAAAAAACCCTACTATAAACATTGCTATACTCATCTTCCTCGTATTTGTCTAATTGCTATTGCGAATAATAAAATTGTACCTGGCCAATGAGCTGAGTATTGTGCTTCAGCTGTATTGCCAGTTAGTCCTAATCCAATTGAATAACACATACAAATAAATGCTATAATAATCGGATACCAGTTTGTAAAAAATTGCTTCATAACTTTTGATTTTTAGATTTAAAATAATTTATTTTTTTAAGGCCTACCAGCATAGTTCCAATACGGGTTATTTGCATAGCTATCTTGTTGTAATTCTTGGTAAAAAGGAGCAGTACCAAATAAATTCCCACTAACTGTTACCCTATTTTGGTTTGATCCATTTCTAGGAGTGTAATGCCATAGTTCTTGGGAGAAAAATAATAAATCTCCTTTCTTTATTTCATGCTCATATGTGGTTTTACTACCATTAACCTCAGCTAAAAAATATATATTACCCCCCTCTGGAACTACGTGAGGATAATAAGCAAATGATAATCCTGGGATTTTAAAATTACTCCCATGATTATGGACCATAGTTTGATCACCTGGAGGGATTATATGACCCCATACTTCTTCAAACATTAATCTATTTCCTCCAAATATAGTATCTATTAGATTTTGAATAGGAGGTAATAATTTTTGAACCGTTTTATCGTACATATTTGTATCTTCGTAAAAAGTATGGTGAATTTCTCCTCTTTGGAATGAGTCATCTCTAAATTTTTTAGACATAGGATACCTATCAGGAAACTCCCGAGCTTCTATCACTTCTTCAACTATAGAATCATGGTCTATTTCTAAAGTATGACATGAATAAAATAATCCTTGTACTAACGTAAAATTTATATCTATTTGTTTTTCCATAATACTTGTATACAAATTAATAAAACTGATAATAGTAAGCTAATCCAAGTTTTAGTACTAATACCTTCATTAAAATGGTAATTAACTAATAAAGCATAAAATACCATTCCTATTCCAAACCCAATAAAACGAGCAGGCCATAATAGCCCATCCATACCTTGTACAGTATATTTAGTTCCCCAAATATAAAAAAAAGATAATATAATTCCAAATGCTGCTACAATAAATTCATTCTTTTTAAACCAATCTGTTGTTTTTAAAAACTGACCATTAAGTTGGTAGAAAGTAAGTATATGAGCAATACAAAATAATGTTAACCCTATAAATAGACTATTTATTTTCATTTATTTTTAAACCATTTAATTAATATACTTGCTGTTCTATAATTAGTAGCGAGGGGAATATCATGAACGTCACAGAGTCTCATTAACATATTAATATCAACGTCATGAGGGTGTTTATCGAGTGGGTCTCTCATAAATAATACTGCGGTAATTTCTCCTCTTACCACCATAGCAGCAATTTCAGCATCTCCACCTATGGGACCAGAATTAACAGTCTCAACATCCTTTATTCCTGCATGTTTAACTTTTTTACCTGTGGTCCCAGTAGTAACAATTTGTACATCCTTTCTATTAAAGAATGGTAATCTTTTTGATACGAAAGCTACCATATCTGCTTTCTTGTTATCATGTGCTATTAATGCAAACTTCATATCTACGTATTCATTACTTGTTGGTATGCTCTATCATAAACCTCCTCTAATTTCATATTTGGGTTTTGGGTTTTGATTCTAGTAACCTTATCAAATAAGTCAGTTCGTTTACCATGTTCATGGGCACTATATACTAATTCTTCTATTCTACTCACAACATTAAATTTTTATTTTCTAAAAACATCCAAAAACGTTCTAACCATAAGTTAATTTTAACGTCTTCAATTAGGTCTTCTCCGTCCCAACCATCTTCTTTTTTTGCAGCTACATAACCAATTCCCATATCACAATAGTCTCTTGCTTTATCACGTTCACCCAATTTATAAAAACTTTTTGCCTGATCCAAGCAATAATGTAAAACTTGTTTTTTTATTTTTGCCATAACCTTATTTTTTCTTGTGGTACTTGTACTAAGTTACCATTCATTTTTATTAAAACATTATTATTAAAATGTATACCAAAACATTTTTTTCTTTGATTTTCAAATATAACCCAGTCTCCTTTTTTCATATTAAAATGGTAACGGTTCGTTATTCCAATCTTTAGGATGGAATGTTGGACTACCTAATTTTCTATATTCCATAGAAGCAAATGGTTGCTCACCAATTTCAGTTACTGTAACCTGATCTGAATGGCGTCTATTCTCAATTGATAATTTTAAATCATGTGCACGTTTCTTAGCCATATAATCACTATCAGCATAAACATACATATCCATTGTCACTACATATCTTTTATCTTTACTCATGAGTTCTCAATTATTAATTTATTAATATCTTCTCTAGTTTGCCAACCATTAACATCCCATTGCTGCTCATCATCAGGTAAATTTTCATCTATGATGGCAACTTCAAATGAAGAAGCATCTTCAACTTTAGTACATTCGGCTCTAACACCTTTTCTAGATGTACTGTACATTCCTTCACCTGCAACTACTGATATAAACACATTAGGTTTAAGTTCAAGTGATGCCATAATAGCTTTTTTAGTAACTTTATGTTTTGTAAATTTTAAATCGTCAAATGTTTTCATAACTATCTTTTTTGGTTGAAACCTATAGTTTCGTTAATAACACTAGTACGCTCAGTACTTTGCTCTCTAATGATCTCAAACCCTTGGTCGGCAGTAATCATTTTTTTGTCAATTGCAATTGTAATTGCTTTAATAAATTGTTCGTTCATAACCTTTATTTAATGCGTTGACTTAATTATCAACATGGTAAATATACGAAAAAAAAATGCGGTAACCAAATGGATACCGCATTATCTTTAATCTATTTTAAATTATTTTATTGATAATCTTTCATGAAACGACCGAAGTGTTCTTTTAGACCTTCTTCTAGATAATCATAATCATCATCACCTTTTTCAAAGTTTGTATTAGTTAAAGTATAATCTACTTTTCTCACGTTTGATCCATCTTTGTCTTGAACAATTACTTCTAATCCTGAAATTGCTCCAAGTTTTTCAAGGTCATCAAGTTGTTTTTGTGATATTGCAATTCCAGTAGGAGCTAATTCTTCATTTATTGATTCTTCTTCTCTCATATCTAATTGTGCTCTTTGCTCTCTTTCAAAGTCAGCATCTGTATTTACACCAGCTAGTTTATCACCTTGAGCTTGAATAGCATCTAAATGTTTTAACATTTCAATACCTAAATGATCAACTACATCTTCAGCCATGAATGGATCTTCTTCAACTAAATCAAAATATAAATCTTGAAATGCTTCTAAGAATTTAGATTTTAATGGAATACTAAGTAAACCTTCAATACGAGAACCTTCACGTGAAGATACTTCTTTTACGTGCTTTGGTTTTATTCCTAATTTAGATGCAGCACTTTTAACTCCATCTCTAGGTTCTTTATCTTCACCCTCTTCCATTTTAGAAGCCATAAATTGTCCTACTGTTGGTTCAATATCCATACCTTGGTCTTTAATAGTTTGTTTAATTTCAGCATGAAAATCTCCAAAAAACATAGCTGCTTCTTTAGTAGCACCATCTTCTAACGCCTCAATAGCATTTTGTAAGTGGTTATTTTCTCTATGATAGTTAACATCTTCAAAATCATCAGACATTTTCTTTAGGATTTCAATATCAGTATCAACTCCTGCTTTTAGCCCAGCCATTAACATTCCATCATAATCAAAATCTGTGGTCCAACCTGAACCAATTTGGTATTGCTCGTAAATGTCTATTAAATTATATTTGCTCATTATTTTTTAGATTTTGGTTTTCTACCCCTACGTTTTTTACCCTTTGCAGCATCAACTACATCTTTAGATTGTTCTACTACGTCTTTAAGTTCTTTTTTAACGTTTTTGGCTCTGCGTTTTACTTCTTTAGCAACTTCTTTTACATCCTCAACTGCATCTTCTACTTCATCAGGAATAAAATCACCATCGCGATCATTAATTTTTCCTTTTTTATAAAATCCGAAATAATATACTGCAGCTGCTGCTACTAATAAAACTAAAATAATTAAAATTGTTTTCATTTGATAATTAATTGATTAATATTTTGTTATAAATATATAAAGATTAAGCTAAATTATATTTTTGTTTATATTTAGATATAAATGATTTACCAACAGCTAAACCAATTATTTCTGCCTTCTCAGGTACACCAGGTAACTTTTTGGCACTTAAAATATAATCTATATTTTTATTAAATACTTTAATTTTGGTTTTAGCATTAGAACGATTTGATGTTTTAAATACCATCACTACAGGATGTTTACCATAGGATTTTTGGTCAATTTTAAGCTTCTTTGGTTTACTTCCAGCTTGAAATTTTTGTTCTACTGAATAAGGGCCATTGGTTGACTTATCCATATCATATTTCCATATAGAATCATCTGTATCTAGATTCCATTTTGTAAGTTTAACTACATTTTCACTTGGTCTACCTCTATTTTCAGCCATAATTAATTTAATTTAAATATATTATATAAACGTTTAGCACCTGTAAATCCGTATTTATTATTTAGTTTTTCATGTAAATCAAAATTTAATACTTTATTACATCTATTAACAAAATCAATAGTACAACCTTTAAGTGAAGTAGCTACCTCAACAATTTCTTTAGCCATTTCTTTAGGTAATGCTATATTTTCTTTTTCATATTTGGATTCATATGGTTTTGATTCACCATCACCTTCACCACGAGTTACTTCAGCATGTACTATTTCATGCCATTCAGTTAAAGGGTGTCTAATCAAATCTTGAACATTACTAAATAATACTTCTTTTGATTTTGATTTATTTTTAAGAAAAGTAACAATATTATATACTGTTGGTTCTTCTTTACCTTCAAATTTAACAATTAATTTATCCATATAACCTCTATTTATTTATTTTTAATTCTAATGCTTTTATATGTTTACAACGGTTATCAAACGCTCTCCATCTACCTGGACAATCACAATAAAACTTACCTGATTCGGGGTAATATGCTGTTTTATACGTTTTATCTACATTGCTACTACTAGTATGAGTTTCAATAATAGGTTCTTGCTTAACCTTAGGTTTAGGTTTAATCCAATTAATATCACTTAATTCAGTTTCAGGTAATACTTCTTGCCATGTAGGAACAATATACTTTTTACCACCTATGCTTAATAAACTAGGAGGTAATAATACATGCTTATACTCATACTTAAATCTATTGGCTAATACAGAAGGACCAAACCCACTACCAGGTATACTTAATGCACCTTCAGTATGGATGATTCGTTTTCTGTAATTACCATATTTATTTAAATTTCTAAATTCCCAAAGAGCCATAACCTTAATTTTACTCTGTAAATATATGAAAAATAATTATGGGAACCAAATTGGTTCCCATTTTTCTTATGTTTTTCTTTTCTATAGTATTTTTTCTTATTCCTATGAGGTGTTGGAAGTTTCATGGCATCATACCATTCATGCTGTGTAAGTGTAATCTTTTTCATTGCCTTTTGATTGTAAGTCTACAGATAAAGCCCAACAGAAATTTTTTAGCTCACCCGCTTCATGTAATGCCAAAAAATCAGCATCGGTCATATGATTAAATAAGCTTGTTACTGTTACATTCATTCTATTTCCCTTGTCCCTTGTACTGTTTAACATAGTTTTTACTTTGTTTCATCTTACTGGATTTACTTTTTGCATGTACCCCAGGTCGTTTTTTTCTTTTATTTGGTCTATAATCACCTACAACTACTCTTGCCATAATCTTTTTTGATTATAAATATAAGCTATAACCAGAAAATTGCTCCATATATTGAGTTATTTTTACACCATTACCATCTTGTTTTATTTTTCCAGTTCTGAACCATTTTTTAACACTACCAGCACCCCCTAAGTGTGCCGCAGCTAATAATCCTGATTCGGTGATTAATATACCATTTATTACTTGTCCATCAAACCTATCTATATATTTTTTAAGACGTTTTTTATTATATATAAGTAGTTTTCTCATTGCTTCTTCCTGCAAATTGGGGTTATTTAAAAACTCTTCTTTGGTGACTTTAATCTTTAATGTTTTTAATGTTGATTTACCAAATTGATATTTACCCATATAACCAAAACGGTTAACTACATGATATCTATTGCCTGATTCCCTATGGCCTAGAGCAGTTAAAAAGGCCGTATGGCCTTTTATTTTAATTTCTTCTAGTTTAATTTTTGTATCTATCTTTACTATAGGAGCACTTAATATAGTATTAATAGGTGTATTTTTGGGACGAGTATAGTTAGTAAAAGCCATCAATAGGGATAAACCTAAAATAATAAACAGATTTTTGAATAAATTTTTCATAATTAAGATTTTGATTTTAAATAATCTAGAGCGTTAACAATTTTTTGACAACGCTCATAATCTTCATACTCTTCCATTGTAGTTAAATTCTGTTCTAATGTTTCTACCATATCAGGACGATCAATCATAATATCGTAAATCATATCTTCATCCTTAGTATAAATTGATACTACAGGGATTTGCTTTCGTTTTGTTTTTAAATTATCTAAAGCAATATCTACAATTAGATCATTTAATTCCTTCATCCCATCTTTGAAGATACCATTCATTTCTTCCGTAGTATCAAATTCCCATTTGTGTTTAAATTTCATTTCCATAATTAAAAGTTTTTAAGAAAGTCACCTTTCATTGTTTTTGATTTTAATTGGTTTGCTTTTTCATCATTCTTGAGCATTTTATCAGTTAATTTTTCTAAATGCTTACTTTTTTGCTTATCATAATCCTGGGTAATCTTATGATGTTTTTTATTTATTGACCTGGCGCGTCTAGCTTTTTTCATATTCTAGAAATATATTGGTTAACATCATCTTCTTCTTCATTGCTTAATCCTAATTCCCTTAAACGTTGAAGGTGATAATCGTCTACTTCCCATTCTACTTTATCAGTTGTACCTACGTGTTCTTGATGTGATTCAATTTGTTTAACATCCTTCTCTGTAAATATATCTCCAACTGTGAGAAAATAGTGATTATAACATAGTAACTCAATGTTATCGCGTGTGTAATTTGATTTATTATTATCTTTGAAGTGTAACAATAAGGGCATTTTATAATCGAGTACCCTACGTTCTTGGAAACCACACATTGAGCATTTCTCTGATAAATATCCCTCTTCTATTAAACGATACTTTATTTTTGCAGGGGAAAAATGAGCAGATGATACTCTACCTTCAATAATATCCAAAAGTGCAGGTTCTTTACCCGTACCCTTTAAAAATTTAGGTATACCTTTACCACTTTGGTTTTTATGACCTTCAAATACCTTATACATTTTAGCATATCTCTTATAGTGTTGATAAGAAACATGCAAATACCTTGCGGCGGCCATATTAGATTTAGTTTTTGCTTGAGCCGCCACTATCATTTCTTTAGATAATGGTTTTGGTTTAGGCATAACTAAGTTCTATCTTTATCTGTATTATTGATTATTTGGAATGGGCCTTGTAAATTGCGGTCTTCTTTATCCATATTTAACATCTCAGCTTTAGCAGCATTTTTATCTCCACGTTCAAGTGCGGATGCTACTACAAATTCTTCATATTGATCCTCTTCCATAATAATAGTTTCAGTCCAGGTATGATCACCTGATCCCCTCATTACGGGAATACCACGTTTAGTACCTACTGTTGAGCAGTTAACACAAACTTTATAACCAAATTTAGTTAACCTTAATTCGGGCATAGGAGAACTGCATTTAATACAAGGAATCATTTTCATTTTAATGGGTGTTTTAATAGTCTGTCGCATAAATATATAACCTTTAAATTAGGTGTAAATATACGAAAGGTTTATCTACTATCCAAATTCTCTTTAAGTTTTTCTGTTGGTTTTGGTACTGTAAAAAATATTTGAGATTTAGGTAAGGGTAAACCACCTTTATGGGCTGTAAAAGACTCAGGTATAGTTTTTATACCTTTATCTCCATTTTGTCTAGCTTTAAATACACAATAGGGGGTACTTAATTGGTCTCTAATACTGTGATTTTGTAATTCGTTCCATACATTTTCTGATAGTTGGTTTGATTCATCACAGTTTTTTCTAATTAAAATACCTGTTTCATAATGGTCATATTTATAAGGTAATCCTTCTTTAAAATATTTTTCCATTTGAGGGTTAATAATTGAAGGTTTATCTAAACAATAATAATAACACTGCAACATTCCTTCTGAATATGTGCTTTGTAAGTCTGTATGGTGATGTATTGCAGTATGAAATTCACTTTGTAAAAAATAATTTATAATTGCTTTAGGTTCAATTTTAAAATAGCACTGTGAATCCATCCATATAGTATGAGTGAAATTATTTAAATATTGAGTAGGATTCCATTTAACTTTTCTTGACATCATTCTAGGGGATAATCCTTTTTCAATTGGGGTATAAATAACATCCCAAAAATTTGATACCAAATCTGCTCTATTAGTAAAAGCTATGTACTTAACATCCTCTTTTTTATGGGTAAAGGGATAAAATTCTCCAACATCACTTAAAGGTAAATTTTCTTCCGCAAATAATGCTGTATATACTTTTAATTTCATAATTTATTTAAATTTTTAAATTGAGGGGCTGAACGTTTTATAATTTCATATGTATTTTCTGAGGTTCTTCCTTCACCATATGGACATCTAATTTGTATTTTATAATCTTTTATTAGTTTATTAAATAAAGGAGATAAAAAATCAGGGGTAGAACATAAATGTAAATGACCACTATAAAAACCTTCAGGATGTTCTGATGTTTTTTTACATACTATTACTTTTTTATTAAAATAACTTGCTTCTTGCATTACCCCCCCACTATCAGTAATTACTAATTTACATTTTAATAAAATTTTTAAAAACTTATCATGAGGGAGGAAGTTTATAATTTTTATATTTGGAAGTAAATGTTTGTATTTTTTAATTATAGGTAAGGGGTGTGTAGGAAAAATAAATTCTAAATTAGGGTTATTTAAGGCAATTTTATTTATTTTTTTAAACCAAATATCTAATAATTTATGGTTTTGGATTTTATGGAGAGTTACTAATACTTGGTTTGTATATTCTCTTTTACTTTCATGTTCTACTAAATTATCTAAAATTGAATTACCAACTACAAACCCATCCCCTTCTACTCTTTCACTAATAAGATGACCTAATGAAGTTGATGTAGGGCAAAAATTTATCTCAGTTATTCGAGATATCATTTGCCTATACCCTTCTTCAGGGTAAGATCCTGTTATATCCTGAGTTCTTAATCCTGATTCTAAATGAATTGTTCTAATGCCTTTATTATAAGCTGCTAAAGCACAACCTAATGTAGCACTACTATCTCCTTGAAGTAGCACAGTATCAAATTGAGATGTTGGGAATTGTAACATACATTCAGCCATTATAGAATTTAAACTATTATCTAAAGGTTTGGGTAATTTAATTGTATAATCTACTTTTATCTTAGATAATAAGTCTGAATATTGTCCTGTAAAGAAAAGTTTGTATTCTTTCTTATCCATTAATTTTATTAATGGTTTTAATTTTATCCATTCAGAATAAGTGCTAAAACAAATTAAAACTTTCATTAATTATTTATTTTTCCAAAAACTATAAATTCCTTTTTCTAATTCGTAGTTAGGCCATACAAATCTTTCACGCATAGGTTGTTGTTTAGCCCATTTCCACATTTCAGTTAATCCCTTTTTTAAATCTGTTTTATGTTCAAATCCCAATATATCAATTGATTTTTGATGTGTTGGGATAGAATGTTTTACTTCATGCCTTGCCTCTAAATACTTAATTGGGATTTTAAAATCATCTATACCTTCTTCTTTTTGTAACACCTCAATCAAGGTTTCAGCTGCCTTATTTATTGAAATTTCTTCAATACCTCCCAAGTTAATTATTTCTTTACTAGCTTCAGGTTTAATAGCAGCATTCCAAAGAGGTTTTAAACTATCATCTATATAACTAAATGCTCTCGTTTGTTCACCATCACCAAATACAGTTATATCCATTCCATTTAAATATTGGAACATCCAAATACCTAATACATTTCTGTACTTATCCCAAATGTTTTGTTTTATACCATAAACGTTATGTGGTCTAATAATGCACCAATCTAACCCATGTTGTTCACCCGCAATTTGAATATCCATCTCACAGGCATATTTTGCAACCCCATAAGGATCTATTGGTGCTTGTTGTTGGGTTTCATTAAATATCCCACCATAACCATGACCATACACAGCTAATGTAGACGTAAATACCAATCGTTTAACATCTTTTTTAATACATTCATTAACTAGGCGGGCAGTTGCTTTTAAATTATTATCATAATTATAAGCACGGATAAAAGGTGATAATCCTTCAGCAGCATAAGCTGCAAAATGAAATACATAATCTATATCATGTGCCTCAAATATATTTTCAATAGGATGTTCTATTAGATTCATTTGCCAAAATTTTACTTTTGGATTTATATTTTCTTCAAAACCACCGCTGAGGTCATCGACTCCAATTACTGTTGTATTTGGTTGGTTATTAATTATCCAATCAGCTAAACGACTACCTAATAATCCAGCTACACCTGTTATTAATACTGTTTTACTCATATATTACCAATTTAATTTTACTTTATCTATTAATGTTGCATAATCATTAAACCCAAATATATTAGCTCCCCCTAACATAGACAACCAAGAATTATCTTTCCATACTCCTCTACCTGCACCCTTACCCTCAGGACTATCAAATATAAACACATCACCCCCAAAATAAGCACTTAAACACGCATTACCCCCTGAAACTGTAATATGTTTATCTGATGTTGACTGTAGTAGCATTTGGAGTGTATTATAACTAAGTTCTGGGTATTGGTTTATAAATTTATCTATGGTATAAACATAAGGATGATATTCTTCAATAAATTCATAATCTTTAAAGGGTTTGATTTCATTTTCATCTTGATAATAATTCTTTGTATTACCTTTGGGTCTGATATATATAATATCATAATCCTCTTTAAGGTAATCAAATAATTCCCCTAATACTTCGGTTGGAAAATAATTATATACACCAGTAAGCCATTCTAAAGCATATTTATTTTGAATAACTACTGTTGGTTTCGTAAATGCAACTTTACCTTTAAATCTTTCTTTTAGTGGTGGTGGAAGCCATTCTTTTAAAGCGTAATCAGGGGCTTCATTATTATATGATATAGAATCATTATAACCATGAAATTTATCCAATTCAACTATTTTATCAGCAAAATAATATAATTCAGATAAACCAGGTTTACAATGTACTTCTACAGGGGTTCCTCGAGAATGTAAATAATAAGCTTTTGGTAAAGCCCTAATCATATCCCAAGTAAATTCATGAAATTCTTCTACTAAATTCATCTTTACTAATTAAATTTAAAGCCTGTTTTCTATTTTCAACTAACCATTCATATTCTAATTCTTTTGGAAGTTGGTAATCACATTGTCCTACACCTTTTTCTATGACCCCAACACCCTGGTCTGTATCTATAACATAACAATTATAATCTTGGTGGTTATGATAATTAAATTTAACAAATGATTTCCAAACATCACCATTCCAAACCCCAGGTCCAGGTCGTGGTACTGTTTCTGCTCTCTTTGTTGAGGGTGAACAATCATGCATTACAATTTTTCCACCTTCATTTAAAACATTTATTGAATTTTTTATATCTTTATCCACCTGGTGGGACTCATGTAACCCATCTATAAAGATAATATCATATTTTTTGTCTTTATATGTTTTAAAGAATTCATCAGAGGTTATCTTATAGGTTGGTTTAGCATTTGCATATTGACCTTTTGCAGGGTCAACACTTTCTTTAAGAGGAATATTTATTTTTTTAAATAACCACCCACTATCTACTCCTATTTCTAAATAGGATTTATAATCATTTTTATTTATAAAATTTTGTAATATATGAGATCTATCCATTTTTTATTTTAATTATTAAATTTAGTTTTTAAATTTTTATGATATGATCTAGTAATTTTACCAACATAAGGATCAAATACACTACCCACATCTATATAAGTTTGAGTCATATTAAAATGCCATAATTTATCTATGAATACATTTGTGGCCATTCCCGCAGAAAAACAATATACTTTATGTTTATTTTTTTCTATTGTTTGGGTAACTTTATTAAACACATCTTCTCTTTCTAACCAAACATTATTAGGAGGTATTTCTATAAATTCATTTATAAAAGATAAATGTTTAAGATCTTTATTGCCTATATAAACTACATGCTTTGATTGGAGAGCTTCTTCAAGTAGAAAAATTTTATTACCCATGCTTGCTTTATGAAATATATCAGCATCAATCCAATCTTGGTTTGGGTAATTATCTACATCAGAAGGCAAGTTCCATTTTTTGTCTTGTGCACCTAGAATATAATTTTGTTTAGTCTCTACAATACTTTTTAATTCATCACCTAAATCATGATAGTATAAATTACCATCACAGTTACTTCCAGGGGATTTTCGTATGTTTAACCATTCTCCGTCCCCCCATCTAGTAAAGGCAAAAGGTTTGTTGGTAGTAATACTTTTTATTATATCATTGTATGTTTTAATCATCACTTACTGCCCTTCCTTTATCTGTTTTCCAATCTTGTTCTGGTCTAACTTGTAAATTTGTTGTCCATCCTCCTTCTATAGTATTAAGAGGAGTGTTTAACTCCCTAGCTAATGTTATTAAAGCATTAACATCTTTAGGAAAACAAGTACCCCCATATCCTAACTTACCATCGGGTCCGGGTGCATGTAAATGGCTATCTCCTACCCTACCGTCAGAAGCAAACCCATATAAGGCATCTTCCCAATTAGCATCTAATTTATCAGCTAATAATTTAAATTCATTTATAATACTAACTTTGGTAGCAAAGAATGTATTATTCATATACTTAATTAATTCAGCTGTGGTTGAATCGGTTTTGATTATATGTTTATTCATAAAACGTTGTTCAAATAATTTAGCTGCTTTATTAGTTAATTTACTATTGCCCCCTAGTACAATTCTAGCTTGAGTTAACATATCTAACTTAGCAGTACGTTCAGTTAAAAACTCAGGAGAAAATATAATAGATAAATTTGGATATTGATTTTGAAGATTTTTAGTTGAACCTGGTAGTATTGTGGACTTGATAATATAAATAGGACCTTCAACTGCTTCTTTGAATACTTTCTCTATAAATGAGATGTCTTGGGACCCATTTTTGTACATAGGTGTTGGAACACATACAAAAATAAAGTCACATTCATCTAATTCTTCTTTAGTATGGGTAGCTTTATTAGGGTCTATATCATAAATCCTTAAATCAGTTGTTGGGGAAAAAGCAAATGCCTGGCTTTCTCCTACAAAACCATTTCCTATAACTCCTACTTTAAATTTTATCATAATTGGTTAGTTTCAATTTTATGGTATCTACTATTTTGTTTTTCTTGACGTTCTATAGTTTTATTATGAGTAATACTAAATTCTTCACTTAAAGGAAGTGATACATATGTTTCATACCCAGTAACCATCCCATGGATTTGATGTCCTCTCCATGCTATTAAAGGATCATTACGATAAATTCTTTTTTGTTGGTCAGGCCAATTAACCCATCCTTTTTCATTTACATTCCATCTCCATCTATTGATATGTTCCTGGGTTAGCCCCTTTACTATATTTTTTCTAGGCACTACTAGCATATCAACATTATTTGAGCTTAATATAGTTTTTAAATTTTTAACTAAAAATTCATTTGGAATTTCATCAGCATCTATTTGAAAAATATAATCTCCTTTACATTCACTTCCTAAATAGTTTTTATTTTCTAAAAAATTTTGTTTAAAATTAAATGGAAAATATCTAACTTGTTCCTTATGATCTTCTAGAATTTTCATTACTTGCTCAGTAACTCTATTCTGATCATAGACAACTACAATTTCATCTTCATTATCAATAATAGGGTTAAGAAATTCAATTAAATAAAGTAATTCTTGATGTTCATTACAAACAGTTATTCCATAACTTATTTTCATTATAAATCTATATTTACAGGATTAATAAAAGTATTTTCGTGTTTTTTATGAAATTTTAAACTAAAAGAATGAGGGGTTAGAAATGAAGGTAAGGAAATATCTTTATTTTTAATTTGACCACTCATATAAGGGGAAGCCATAATTTTTTCTTCATGTATTAAATTATTTTGTTTATCTTTAACTTGTAAAATAGCATAATTAAATTCACAAGCACAAGATACTTGACCCCTAATTTTATTCCATTTAGATGACCAATCTAAATTAAGAGGTTTTTGGGAAATTGACATAGATTTAAAATTTATATTATTTAATTTTTCTTTTCTTCTGTTACAACCACAATCTTCCTTACCTCTTAATTTAGCTATATACATAGCTAACCTTTTACCTTGACCTAAAGTAAGTATAGATATTATTTTTTCTGTTAAATTTCCTAACTTCATGGTAAAACTTCAATATATGATAAAGCATCCATAAAGTCTCCTTCGTCATATTTTACTAAAGTAGACATATCTGCTTTAAAATCATTTTTTAATCTCTCTTTTTCTTCTATAGTACAAGGAACTACTTTTACGGCTGCCCAATGCCAATTATCTCTCCCAGTACCATGAGCAAATATTAACCCTTTATCATTAATATTAACTGAAGTTGGAACCCATATTTTACCAGATTCTACTTCCTCATCCATTAATTCTTTATAAAGTTCAGGTAAAACCTCAAGTTGTTCTTGGAGAAATTGACTACCACTAATCATAGCTGAATTATGTTGAAAACCACATCCTATGCAATATTCAATAGCAATATCTTTTGTTACTTCTTGGTTATAACAAGCATCAGATCCACATCTAGTGCATTCTTTTAATTGGTCAAAATTCATATTATAAAGCTTTTAATTTAGGCAATTGCAATTCAGGTAATTTAAATTCTACTTGTTGGGGGAATTTAGGTATTGAAGATTCTAATAGTTTGTCTATTAATTCTTCCATCTTATTATAGTTAAAATTTGATTTACTAAATTGTTTTTGTTGTTTTGATTTAAGTGAAAACTGTTTATATTTTTTATAACAATCTTTTAAATTTCTTCCAATAGCCCCCTCATCTGGTTTAAACCATTGAGCATCTTTTATTAACCAATTGTTAGCAGCACTAGGATGCACATTTTCTAATGTACCTGGGAGTAAAGTGCTAAAATTAGGTTTGAGAAAATCTAAATGTCCGGACCACCCAGATGCTATAATAGGTTTACCTGTAAGGCTAAATTCTAATAAGGGTCTACCATATCCTTCTCCTTTAGTTAAACTTACCATAGCTTTAACTTTAGGATTGTTGTACAATTCATTTATTTCTTTATCATTAAACTCACCATTAAGTAAATAAATATTTGGTAGTGACGAAGAGTTTACTGATTCCCTTATATGTTTAATTTTATCTAGAATATTATCTCTACTTATATAAGAAGCTACACCCATAGAGGCTTTTAAAATTAAAGCAGGTTTTGGTTTACTTGGTCCTTTAAAAGTTTCATAAAAAGCTTTTATTAATAAAGCTAAATTTTTCCTATCATGACCAAAGTCTCCTTGGATCCAATGTCCTACATTTAAAAAACAAAATGATTCTTTTACTTCATCTAAACTAATAGTTTTAATTTCACTTTTAGATATAGGTTTATAAATGTCTAAATTAGCCCCCTCAAATACTACTTCAATAGGTTTTTCTACTTTTATAATACCTTCTAATGCTTTTGTTTGTTTGTTTCTTTTTTCATAATTGATACTTTCAAACATCCCTTTTGCAAAAGTAGAAGATACCCAATTAAAATCCATTCTGTTTAACCCTTCAATCCATTCAGGTTTACAAGCTGTAGCTTCTATCCCCGCGGTACATCCTATATTATATTTTCCTACTGATTGGAATTCATTAGGGATAGTGATTTGCATCCAAATATCAGGTTGGCTTGTTATTTGAGTAATTTTGTGATCATATAGATACCCCCATTCAGGGTGGTCCTTACAGAAATCCCAAGAAGTATTACCCCATTTTTGTGGAAGTAGTTTTACTTCATACTTACCTGTGTTAATAATGGATTTTATTATATCCCGAGAACGAGCCCCGTAACCTGAGTAGGTGTCAAAAGGGGAACTTATTATAAAAATAGGTTTATTCATTAATAATATATTTTATGAGTTAAAAATTTTCCTTTATATTCAGTTGCATTTATTACTTGGTATTTTTCTCTAGGTTTCCATACTTCAAATAATTTAGTAAAAGCTTCCATTACTCTTTCTGCTTGGTGGGATGCAGTAAAACCAGCTTCATTTGAAATAGCCCATTCTCTACCTTTTAAGCCCCTTTTTGATCTTTCCTGAGGAGATAAATTGTAAACTTCAATTAACCTTTCAGTAGCATCTTCCCACCTACATCTATCATCAAATATATAAGGTGTTGGAGGTGAACCTTGTATTGATCTTGAAGTTGGGTAAACTGGGAAAGCCCATTCACCATGTTTTTTATAAGTACCTCTATGGTTAGAAGGAACATCAGGGCTAGGTACAAACCAGTTACCATCTTTATCTTCAAATCTCATTTGATCCTGCATACCACCTGTAGTATTAGCTATGATAGGAGTGCCAGCTAATATAGCTTCAGTAATAGTTAATCCCCATCCTTCGTTTGAAGTTAATAACATTTGAACATCAGCAATATTATATAAAAAATTTAATTCTTTTTGTGATAATTTTTTATGAGAAAATACTATGGAGTTTGGATAACTTTCATCAAAGAAATATTCTTTTACTTTATACAAATCCGTTCCGTGATCAGTTACTGCTTCAGTGTGTAATACCATTTTACATTTATCAGCTTTTTCTTTAGGTAGTGAATCTAAAAAGGCTCTAAAAGCTAACATTGTGTCAGGGATTTGTTTACGTCTAATATTTCTAGAGTTAAAGAATACTACAAATTCTGGAATGTCTTTTTTAAAGAAGTTTGTTTTAAATTTAATAAATTCTTTATCATTTTTATCTATGGGTTTATATACTTCAGGATTCAACCCATGAGGGATGTATTTAAATAATCTATTACCTTTATCTTTCCCTAATACTAATTTATTAATGTTAACTGTTTGCTTTGAAATACCCATTAATAAATCACAGGCTTCATAGTATGGTTTATTATACATTGGAGCTGGGTAATCATCCCAAATGTTTAAATAGGTAATGGGAATGTTTTTTCTAATTTCATGTTCCATATTAAATAACCAACCGAAATATCTAGGATCAGTAATTAACATTATGGCATCGGGATTTTCATTTTTTAATACTCCTCTAAGTAGATCAGCATTTCCATAACCATCAACTGGGTATAATACAACTGAAGGATCTTTAACTCCAGTTTCTTTTGTTACACTTTCATTAAGGTCAAAAACTTTTCCTTTATCTGGGTGTTTAATTGCTCCTGCTATTTGAACCCAATTAAAATGGTGGCATGTATGAATCACAATTTCTCTGGCAACCGTAGCTACTCCAGAATGTACTCTAATATCATCACATATTAATAATATTTTCTTCCTTTTATCTTTAGGAAGGTGTTCAAAACTTTTATTCATTTGGTTTACGATTTATAGTTCGAGATTAGTTTGATTATTAATTGCCTTACGGAATTCTTCATCTGTAAGATACAAATAAATAGCTCGATCGGCAAGTTTTTGAAAGGAAAATTTACGTTTTACACATTCAATTTTAAAATTCTCGAATAAATCGCTTTTGACTTTAACACTCGTTAGTGTCATATCTTTTTTTGCGCTCATAATCTTTATTTTATAACATTATTTAGGTATACATATATACGAAAATTAGTAGATTATACCTTCTCCACAATTTTCTTTATCTTCTTTATAGGGACAAAAGTTACAATTCCATTTACTTGGGGATTTGGGATATTCTATATCTTTTATATCTCCATTAGAATTAAAACATTCATTTATAAAATTATTTATAGCTTTTTTAGCTCGTCCTAATTTAATTTTACCACTTGGTGGGCTAAATTGCTGTACTCTATATGCTTGATGGGGTGACATTATTTTTTCATCATCCCAATCCATTACTTTTCTTTTAACAATAAAAAATTCAATTTCAATTTTATCTAAAGGTATCCCATACTGTTCTGAGAAATATTGTTTGTATAAAAGTAATTGATATTGTTTATCCTCATTTTTTTTATCCTGATCCCTCCACCCACGGGTGCTTGTTTTAATATCGATTATTTTAAATGTCTCTGTTTCCTCATGGTACATAACAACATCTAAAAAACCCGCGTATAATATGTTGTTATACATTTTATTTGGTGCAATTACTAATGGTATTTCGCAACCAACTAAGTGCCAACCACGTTTAGAAAAGTACCTGGATCTTTTTTTCTTAAACCAATTTAAAATACCCATTCCATCATCAAAAAATTCCCTCATTTCTTCAGCTGAGGAAAAATGTTGATCTTTATTTTTCTTGTATTGATTTCGATATTCACCTATAAATTTTTCTTGGAAAAATTCTTCCATATCAATTTCCCTATCTGCTACAGCAAAGGATTTGTCATATGCCACATCTAAATAATGTTGCATAACTTCATGAATGGCCGTCCCAAATACAGTATGAATTGAAGAAGTAAAACGTTTAATTTTATCCTTATACTGTAATTTCCACCTATGGGGGCACCCTCTGAATATAGACATCTGAGAATATGATATATTCTTTTGATATGCATAATTAACGGGTGGTGGAGGATTATTTCTAATCTCCTTTATAATCTTTGGGATTTTTTTAGCCAAACTATTTTTTCCATTTATCTCGACCTACCAAAAGGCCGATTATTCCATAATTGGCTATATCTATAAATGTATCTTGCATACCTTCGCCTTCAACAAATGATCTACCATTTATTAATAGATTTTTTAAACGTGATATTTTATCCGTTAACCTAATACACAACCCAGTTAATGAAAATTGTTTATCATCGCTATTATTAACGATATCTCCACCTAAAGCAATGTTATTTAAACCGTAGTCCATATGCTTACGGGCAAACATTTCATACATTTCTTTTTGGATTTTTTTAAATTCCTTAGATAATTCAGGGTATTCTTTTTCGAATACTCTTACTGCTGCTTTATCTGGGTGTTTGGCATCCATAATTTCTCTATCGCTCATATTTCTCCTTTTAGCATCTTCTTCCATTTCATAAAACTTTGTTATAGTATCACCCATTGATTTGTTCTTTACTGTCTGAAAAATATATGTTTAATACTGCAAGTCTATCATCAGCATCAACTAGATTTATGAGTGCTTCTTCAGCATTTTTGTAAAAGTCTTCTGTTGAATGGTCTCCAATACCAACTGCTTTATTACCTAGTAATTCAAGTGATAATAATGCTTTAGCTTTATCTGCTTCAGCAGATGTTTTTAACATAGTGTATAATTCTTTTGTCATTTTAATAATGGTTTTATTTCTTTTTTATCTAACCCTCTATCCGTTAATATACGATTTATTTCTGGGGTAGCCAATATATTTATATATTCTTTTGCTTCCTTAGAAGAACATTTAAAATAGTCTTTAATATGGTTTATTAAATCTTTATTAGGTTGTTTTATCTTAGATTTAACATATTTATTCCACTTATTGTTTTTGGGGATGAATTCTCTATATATATTATAGATCATTCTTTTTTCTTGGGGGGGAAAATCTTGGACATAGTTTACAATCTCTAAATAATCAGGGTTCATAGATAAAAATCTATGTACCATATAACTATTCCAAACCTCCCAGTCTTTATCTGTAAAAGATTCAACTGGAGGTTTGGTTGTGTTAATTGCTTTTAACCAATCAAAGATGTTTTTCATTTAACAAAGCTCATCTTTCATTTCTTCCCTTAAATCCTTAGGAACTGAATCAGTTAAAATTTTATTGGTTTCTGGGTCGTAAAATACAGGGATGGGCATAAGTGCATCTTCATCTGTTCCTGCTACAAATTTAGATACTTTGCGTAAAATTACTCCTTGTTGAAAAATTGACCCACCATTAAAGTTTTTAACTTCAGTAGTATTTTTTAAATCAATTGGAGGTTGTTGTTGCTGTTGCATAATTATTTATTATTTATTAAGTTTTGAATTAACGACATTATGTTTATTTCCTTGTCGATACGGAAATTTGCTTTATATTGATGTTCATTTATTAAAATAGCTGCTGTACCTTCTTTATCTTGCAAATATTCAGATGACCTTTCATATAGTGCTCTAAATAATTCATCAAAATCATCTACATTAGCATCAGCTATAATTTGACGTATATCATTATAACAATCTATTTTATTATGTTTAGATCCCTCTGATAAAGCATTAATTACTTTATCTATATAATTAGATGATACTAATATTGATTGGTCTAAACTAAGATATAAATCATTTGCCCCACCATCTACAGTTGATAATTGTATAGTATTAATACACTTACGTAAATCAGGATAATATTGGTTAACCAGTGGTACTAAATCATTTATATCATGTGAAATTGATTCTTGATTACAAATCCAATGTAAATGTTTAGCAACATCCTTTTTAGTTGGAGGCACAATTTTAAGTACTTGACATCTAGATTGTAGAGGATCAATAATACGCTCTACAAAATTACAGGTCATGATAAACCTTGTCGTACGTGAGAAAGTTTCAATAATATTACGGAGCGAAGCTTGCGCCTGTATAGTAAGAAAATCAGCTTCATCCAAAATAACCACTTTAAGTGGTTTAAAAGAAGCAACGCTTGCAAAGCTTTGTACTTTATCACGAATCGTTTCAATCCCTCGTTCATCAGAGGCATTGATATAAAGATGATCGCAATCAAGATTTTGAACACAAAGTTTTGCCAAAGTAGTTTTTCCTGTACCAGCGGGTCCATAAAATATTAAATTTAAAATATCATTCTGTTCTAAATACTTAGATATTGATTTTTTAATATTTTCATTCCCAACATAGTTTTCTAACTTGGATGGTCTATATTTTTCTACTAATAGGCTATTCTCCGAACTCCCCATATATATTATATGTTTTAATTGGTTCTGGTTTGATTTCTATTTCTTGTTGTTCTATAATATACAATTTACTATTTAAAGGTTCTAATCTATAATGACCTTTAAATCCTGTTTTATGCATATACGCTTCTAAGGTGTCAGTTATACTTTTATAAATTCTCCCTTCTGGTTCATCTGCTAATTGCCACCTGTCCCCAGGTGGCTTTCTATTAGCAATTAACACTTTACCTTCAATTAATTCTGTTTTCATTGTGGTAATATACGAAATTATTTGGACTCAGCCACAGATGCTTTTTTATAATCTGTGATTACTCTTTTAATAGCTTGTGCTGCTTTTCTAGCTCGTGCTTGACTTGCTTTTGTAGTTCCATCATTTTCCGCTGCTAAGATATTGAAATTTGTTTCAATAATCTCAAAGATTTCATTTTTTGTCATTTTTTCTATTTATTAATTATTAATTATTACATCATCCCCATCATGGATGGATCCATTTGGGGTTGATCGTTGTCTTCACTTGGTTCATTTACTACTGTACATTCTGTAAGTAATACTGTACCTGCAACTGATGCTGCATTTTGTAGTGCTGTTCTAGCCACTTTAGTTGGGTCAATAATACCAGCTTTTTTCATATCTACTGTTTCGTCTGTTTTAATATTATATCCAGCCCAAGTATCATTACCTGAATTTACCAACTGGTCTGCTAAAATTTGTCCTTTAATGACATCATAACCAGCATTAACTAAAATTTGGTTAAATGGTTTAGCACATGCTTCAATTACAATTTGAGCCCCTGTTGTCTTAGCTTCTAAGCCTGAAGAGGCATATAATAATGCTGTTCCTCCCCCGGGTACAATTCCTTCTTCAATAGCAGCTTTTGTTGCGTGTAACGCGTCATCAACTCTATCTTTCTTTTCTTTCATTTCAGTTTCAGTGTTCCCACCTACATGAATAATCGCTACTCCTCCTGTGAATTTCGCGAGTCTTTCTTGAAGTTTTTCTGTTTCGAACGCCGTTGTTGCTTTACTGACTTGTTGTTGTAACTCCTCAATACGTGCTTCAATTGGTTCAATTCCTCCTTTTCCATCTACAATTGTTGTTTGTTCTTTTCCTATTGTTACTGTTCGAGCTTCACCAAACCAATCCCAACTAAATTTATCTAGTTTCATTCCTTTTTGTTTATCAAAAACTACACCTCCAGTTGTAATGGCAATATCTTCTAGGACCAGTTTACGTCTATCTCCAAAATCGGGTGCCTTTACAGCACATACTTTCATTGTACCTCTCATTTTATTAACAATAAGAGTAGCTAAAGCTTCATTATCAATATCTTCAGCAATAATTAAAAGTGACCTGGCTTGAGTAGATACACTTTCTAGAATAGGTAATAACTCTTTTACTTGGGTCAATTTCTGGTCAGCAATTAGAATTAAGGGGTTTTCTAATGTAGAAGTCATTGTGTTATTATTAGTAACAAAATAAGGTGATTTATACCCTCTATCAAACTGTAACCCTTCAACAGTTTCTAAATACGTTTCACCTGTTTTAGACTCCTCAATATGAACAACCCCTTCCATTCCAACTTTTTCAATTGCGGTAGCAATTAACTTCCCAGTTTCAGGATCATTATTAGCAGAAATTGTTGCAATTTGTTCTAATTGTTCTTCACCTGAAATATCTTCTGCAATATTATTTTTAAGATTATTTACTACTTCTTTAACGGTAGTATCAATATCTCTTTTAATTTGTACTGCATTTTCATTATTATTTAAAGCATTTAATCCAGCTTTAATCATTTCTCTAGCTAGTAAAGTAGAAGTAGTTGTTCCATCTCCTGCTTTTTCTGCTGTTTTAATTGCAGCTTGTTTTACTAACTGTACTCCCAATTCTTGATTTGGGTCTTTTAATGTAATTGATTTAGCAACAGTAACTCCATCCTTAGTTGATTGAGGGGCTCCTTGTTCGTTTGCTATTACTACATTTCTTCCATTTGGTCCTAAGGTTGACACTACGGCATCTGCCAATACATCAATCCCTTTTACTAAATTGGTTCTAGCTTTTGAACCTAATATAACTTGTTTACTCATTTGATAGATCTTTAATTTCTTCTTCGGTTAATGATTCTTTAGTTTCTTCTAATATTTCTGAAACATCAATGGTTTCAGTAATTTTAGCTAGGATTTGGTTTTCTGGGCCTACATAATACTCTTCTCCATCATATGGAAGTTTTGTAAAACCCATTGTTGGTAAAACAACTTTATCTCCTACTTTAAGTTTAGTATGGATAAATTCTCCTGTAATAGTAGGTTTACCTGGACCAACTGAGATTATTTCTGCTGTTTCATTTTTTTCTTTTCCTACATCTGGGACAATAATATTCCCATAAGTAGTTTCTTCAAGTTCAATCGGTTTAACTATAACCGCATCAAATAGTGCTTCTAAGGCCATCTGTATAATTTTTAATATTGGTTTCTATTAATTTAAATTCATTTAAAAACTCAGAAAGAGATTCATAGTCCTTTCGAGTGTGTAACTTTTCTTTAGCAACTTTAATAAGTGCGTGTTGAAATTCAGGATAATATCCCTGAGGTTTTGAATACTCGGTCCCATTCCCCTTTGATCTAAAATGATCTTTATTAGGAGTTATTCTTTCGTTAACTGTAAAACACATTTCATCTTTTGTGATAAAATAGGGTTCCATTAAAGGGTCGGAGATTGTAGTGAGTGATTTTGCTTTTCTAGCCATATAACTTATTTATTTAGACGTGAATATACGAATAATATTGCGCTAGGACACGCTTTTTTAATAAAACTTATTACTTAATTTTAATTGTTTTTGGCTTTTTAGATTCGGCAATTGGAATAAAAATATGAAGTAAGCCATCCTTCATTTCAGCTGATAAACTTTCAAGTTCAAATTTAGCTGCTACTTTATAACCTAAGTTAAAAGATCGTTTAGCTAATCCTTTATAGATGTAACCAGAATAATCTTCTTCTTCTTTTGGTTTATCATAGATAATTTTTAAAAGATCTCCATCTATTTCTAGTTGGATGTCTTTTTTAGTTAGACCAGTACAGGCAATCTCAAAGTGAAGCCCTTCTTCGTCATAAAAAATATCTAGTGGGTGTGGTTGTTTGTTGTCAAACGTGGTTGGTTGAAAAGATCCGTCTGCTTTAAAAAAGTTTCGGAATAGTAAGTCGAACGGTGTACGTTCATTGAATAATGTACTCATATCATTTAGTTTTGTGAGGCCGTAGCTCTCGGTTAATTTAATTTAAACATAACAGCATGCCCTAGCTCTACAATATTATGTTCTATTATACATATATTAATTTTCTTCTTTTATCCATTTATTATCTGAATCTAGTTTTACTTTACCCACAAATAATTGGTTCCAATATTCGGGTTCAATAAGAGATAAAAATAAATTTCCATCTTCTCGTTGATATAAAAAGTAAATATGTCCTTTTACAGGAATAAAACTAAAATCAGCTTTATTTACTAGTTCATTCCATTTATATAATGAAATTAACTTAGCATATTCTTCTTTTAATTCAGCAAATTTAGTTGCTAAATAGTTATTTACGTCTACTGTTTGTTTAGCTACCCATGAATTAGTATCTTCTAATTCTATTTTTGGGGCAGCAACACTATCCCCATAAGGCATAATTGCCTTATTTTCAGCGTACATATCTGGTTTCTTACTCATTTCTTGCAATAAAGTATTCACTATTTACTTCTTCTGAATAAAAGTTTAATTTTAACATTCCTTGTTCTGATAGTTTTAGTTTACCACTATCCATGTCTTTATTAGCGTTTAGGATATCTTTAAATACATCAGAGTCAAAGGGAATTGAAATATCACTTTTAGTTATATTACCATTGATTTGATAAGTAATTTTATTAGAAAACCCTGTATTATCACCAAATATAAATTCGCAAATGTTATTACCATCCATATCTGTATTACTAGTGATTAACATATTATTTACATCTGCTAATGCACTTTTAGCCTTAATTAAATGGTCAATATCTTCTCTAGCTAAATCCAACTCCATCTCAAATGATTCAGGATCTTCATAATATGTATTTTTACCTAAAATAAGAATATCAGCTAGTGAATAAGTTAAATCAAAATTAGAATCAGCAAAATGGATTTTAGTATAAACCGCTTTCATTTTTTCTAATGATACCATCAAATCACCATTAGTAATGGATATCAGTTTACTTAATTTATGTGTATCAAACACACCTAATTCAGCATCCTCTAATGGGAAGTTGTTATGTTCTATTTTACATACTCTACCTGATTCACCGGCATAAATAGTAAGTTGGTTATCTTTAATTCTCCATTTTACTTGGTTGTTTAAACCATTTAAGTAATATTTGGAAATAACTGATGTGAGTGTACTCTTATTTATCATGACGGTAATATACGAATTTTATTTTAAATTTCAAACGAACTTAATGCATTTGTGTAAGGATTTAAATCTAATGACCACTGTAGATCACTAAAGAATCCTTCTAGTTTATTCAGTAATATTGAATCGAATACTTTTTTCCTATCAGCATACGCCTCTAAAAAATCTGATATTTTTTCTGGGATATCGTGTTGTTGGTAAGCTAGGGCATCTATTTTATAGGGATTATCTTTTAAATAAATCCATTTAACTTTATCAGCCATAGTAATTAAATTATGTTTTTTATCCAATTGCCACAATCTAAGTAAATCATTATAACGAATAGCAGCACGAACTGGTGCTGGTGCTCCTTTTAATATTTCAGTAAACATTTCACCAGCACGAGCACTTTTACCACTATATTTTTCTAATTTTTTAACTGCTGTTGGGTTACCTAATTTAGCTAATGGAATTTCACCACCTAATATTTGTTTTTTAAATACTTTAATTTGATCTATTATACTAGCTTTTTCTTCCCCTTTTAATACTTGTTGAAGAATATCATTAAAAAATTCCCCTAAAATAGGTGGAAAATTTGCTTTCATAAATTCTAAACCTTTAATATCTAAAGTTTCTTTAGCAATCCCCTCTTGTTTAGTAATCCATTGTGCATAACGTCTTGTTGCTCTAAAATAGGCAGAACGAATAACACACTCTGTTTTCATTTCAAGCCAATGTGGTTTATCAAACCAATCAAATTGTTTAACATTAAAACAATCTTTAGCTAAATTATCATAGTGTTCAGTAATAATATCTTGATATGCTAAAGCTACACCTTCTAATTTTTCATCTTTTTCTTCATCTGAAAATGATTCGAAATCAGGGTATAAATGTTTTAATATAGGTTCTGCATTAAAGTAATTAGAATCAGTGTCTACATAGGCACAATAATTCTCATCTTCTTTATCACAAATAAACCAAGGTGTTTCTTCTAAATGTTTCAATTGTAGTCTTTATATGATTTTTCTTCTACCAGCTCTGATGATGTTAAAATATTAATTATTTTTTTAACCTCAGATCTTTTATCATTTGTAATATACACAGAACGGGCTAATTCTACAAATTCTTTATCAAAATTCTTTTTACGTTCACAATCTCTAATCCAGTCTTCTATGTCCCAAAGTTGACCATTAATTTTAGCCAATGCTAAATAGTGGACTTGTAATTCCCCACCATATATTTTAAATAATTCATTACATAAGGGGTTTAGGGTATCAAATTCTTTTTGAATATTAACTAATTTATCCTTATCCTTAATTTTATCTAATTTTAATTCTAGAATTGTAATTTTATCTAATAGTTCTCCGTTTGATATTTCTACTTTCATAATTTAAAACCTACTATCCTCTCCTGGGATTTGGATTATGCCACTATCTTTACTCCCATCTGATCTTTTATTATCAGATTCTTGAAGTTCTACTATATATTTTACTCCCTTTAATTTAAAATGTCCCCCCTGTTTTAACATTTTTCTAAAAAAGTTTTCTTGGACTTCAGTCCATCCCTCACTAATAGATATTAGTTCATCCTTAGTAATAATATTACCATCTACAGTAATATACATTCCTTTTCTTATTGACTGTTTGCTTAATGCCATTATAATTCTAATTTTAATTCGTTACGTAAAACTTTATTCATATGTTTATTAGCTACTAAAGCTGATTCTTGAATAATACGGTGACCTGATAATGTTATTGCTTCACTTAATATAGATAAACTTAAACCATACCTAAATGAGGGTAATGCTGTAGCTCCATATAAACTGTTAAGCAAAATTTTCATTGTATATTGCATTAAATGGTAATAAGCACCTTTTTCTTTGTCACCTGCTTTATATGCTTCTTTCATTTTACCTTTATACAACTTACGTTCAGAAAACCATTTGTCTAGTACTGTAGATAGTGTTGATTGTCTATCCGTAGTAAACATAGAACCATTGGCGGATAATGTTAGATTATTTTGTTCTACCATAGAAATTAATCTCCCAACATTAACTCTAGTTTGTTGTCCTTTAGAATTTTCAACTAACAATTCTTCATCTTGATCACGTTCTTTTAAATCATTAAGACCCAATCTATTATTACGGTCATCAACATCTATAATACGTCCCTTATATGTTTCGCGGCCTATGTTTAAAGACATAATTATAGATGGATACAGTGATGTTAAATCCTCATCAAACATATATTTGTACAATCCAGCTTTGGGGCAAAAAAGGTAACCACCAGCATATCCTTTTTTACTTCTAGGATTAGGATCTTTACCTGGTGGTATAATGTTTTGGGATAATAAATAAGCTGAGATTGCACCATCTTGGGTTTTACTATTTGCATAAACCTCACTATAGTTATGTTTTCCTTTATGAGCTAAGTTTTTTGTTAAAGCAATATACTGGAGTTTTTCATCTAATAGTTTTAAGATTTCAACATCAACAAAGTTATACTGAATATATTTTTGTAAGTCAGTTTTGAATAATTGGTCTAAGTTACCATCATATTCAATTTTACCCATACCAACATATTTTTCCCCAATAGCATCTAATTTCCAACTTGGTTCATCTTTCCAACTATATTTTTTATGTAAGCGGATATAGTCTAGAGATTCAACCCCGATAATATCTACAAATTGATTTTGTTTAAAGAAATATTCATTATTCTTTTTAGCATTTACTTTACCAATGGGGGATAATTGATCAGCCCACTCTTTACCTAATACATTACACATTCTATAATATAAATAAGGTATATCAAAATAATCACTATTATAACCAATTAAAATATCAGGGTCAATTTCTCTAAAACGTTCCAAAAATTTAGCTAATAATTCTGCTTCTGTTCTACAAGGCACTATTTCCTTATTCTTAGCTTTGGTTCGTTTTAATTCATTTTTATCATCACGAACTAAGATAACCCAACTATCAGGTGTTTTATCCCAATAAGCTATTGTGGTAATAGGCATAGGGGCTCTTTCAATATAATCTTCAGTTAAAGCCCCACCTATTTCACATTCAATATCAAAAAATAATTCCCTATGACCTGTAGAGGGTTCATCATTAATACCATACTTTTCAATTAAAAATTTCTGGTAAGGGGTAATATCATGGAAATGTAAATTAGGAGTGTTTTTATCCCACTTATAAATTTTGCGAAGAGGCTCTCCACTTAAACCTGTGTGGGTTGCCTCTTCTTCATTACATTCTTGATAAGCAGGATTATGCCATTCAATTTCATTATAGCCACCTTCGTCCCATAAATGAATTTTGTATTTATTGTGTCCTAATCTTGTTGAATAGCATTTCTTATACATTATATCCCGGCGCTTGCTTGGTGAAATTTTTGTAATTCATCTCCTGTAAAGAACTGATGTAAATCGGGCCTATAGTAATTAATTGATTTCATTACTTTACGATCACGTGTTCTGTATACTACGAATCGGTCTTCGACCTGTTCAAAGTGACATGGCTCATCTTGTTCTTTAGAGCGGAGGGTGACAGTCTCCATGGCTTCTTCTTCAGTGCTACAAGACTTCGACATATTGCTTCCTTGTACTTCTTGATATGCTGGCCATATCTTATCCTTAAGACCATGTAACATAGTACCGTTCCCAAGGGAAACGTA